GTATCCCCATATCCTCAAGAAAGAATGTTTCAAATACTGGCTCCCAGTTCATCGCTTGAGTCTCTTGAGCTACTTCTACAATGTTTTTAAAGATAACTTTATCCGCGATCAAATCATTAGTTAGTGCATGTATAATTAATTTTGCTTGAGTTTCTGTCCAGTGGTCTTTTAGTTGGTTATAGATTTCTTTAGTGTTTAACATTGTTCTGTATCCTTCCTATAAATCAATTACCATACAAGCCAGTTCATTTTCTTTTTCTTTGGCTTTCTTGCTTATGAATTCGTTGCTTGTTATTTCGCTGATTGCTAAGAGTATGCCCCTTAGAATGTCTACTTCTTCGTACTCAGGTTTTATCTTTGTGTCGTATGCGTCTTTTATCATTAAGTCCGCTTCAATCATGTACTTTTCGTATGTCTCGTATAGTTTTTCGTATGTGCTCATGGTGTATCTCCTTATGCTTCTGCTAGTTGAATTTTGTAGCCTTTATCTTTAATTAGTTTTTGCATGGCTTCCGATAATAAATGAAGCTCGTATGCTGTGAGTCCATCGCCTACCCATTCCACCTGCTCGTTATCTTGGTATAGAATGTATGAGCTTTCATCGTGGATTATTTCTATTGTTGTACCTGTGATTTCACTTACAGCAGTCTCAAGGGCTGTGAATACGTCCCATTTACTACCTTCTTTGTCTAAAATTACCCTTCCGTATTTTGTTATAAATGCTTGTAGTCCTTGCCCTAGTTTCATTGTTATTACCTTTGTTATTACATCGTATCTAATAAAAATATCACTGTTCGTCCATCATGGTTAAGCATAGGTGAGCCCAAAGGGTGAGCCCACCGACAATAATTGATAGTAGTATCATCTGTACACCTCCAGTACTTCGGAGTACTTGCATAAGTATTCTATGCCTTCTCTATATTTTGTCTTTTCTTCTTCGGTTCCGTATTGGCTTCCACCTTCTGCCCATCTTGGCAAGCTATCAACAAATATGATATTATCTTCATATCGTAGGCTATAGCAGTATGTGCCTACTACATCAACGCATACCCATGTAGGAAGCTCGTTCCCTATGTTCTCTAGGGTAGACATTGTCTTTATTTAATAATGTATGTGTCGCTCTTATTTGGTTTTCGTCCCATGTGCTGATGATTTCTTTTAATTCTTTTAGTGTCATGATTGTAGTACCTCCATTAATACAAGTGTTATTACATACTGGTTAAAAATTTTTAAGGTATTAACCTTACCTCCTGACTATATTATAACAAATATTAGTACTAATGTACATACCTATGTCTAAACAGTTTGACAAACTTTCGACAAACTTTCGTAAATTATTATGTACTCTTGTTTATACTTGTGTTATAATTAGTGTAGTAAAACATTTGGTATTTTGAGAGGACTGAACTATATGAGCACTAAAAATTATGAATTACTATATCATTATGCAAGCCTTGACGCTGACACTACTATTACTATTCGTATTCCTCATGAACTTAAAGAGGCTTTTCAAGACGTATGCAAAGATGGGAATATAAGTAAGGCTATCCGTGAATTCATGGTTAATGAAATAGCGACAAAGGGAACTTTACTTCCTAATGAGGACGGAACTTATTCCGTTAAGTTTAGTAATCTAGTCAATAGAGACTAAAACCATCACGATCTAAAAAATGCATATGTAAAAAATCGACACAAAAAAGGCAACTGATGAAGCTGTATGATATAGCTCTTTCGGTTGCCTTTTGAATTGCTTTAGTACACTAAAGTTTTCTTTAGCATACTTTGTGTTGATTAATAATTAATCTAGTTGTCGTACCACTGGTTATCTAAATGAGTACGACAAAACAAACATCACTGGTTGTCGGATCGCTGATGAGTACCTTCAGAGTTCTTATGTATTCTTAGTGAGTCCGCTAGGGCGAACACTTAACGACTCCTTCACCAGCGTAACGTAACGGAATGAGCCGATTGTGCGAAGCTCGATTGGCGACTGAAGTGAAGTGTAGCGACACTCATTGTACTATAGTGATAGTGATTGCATGGCACTATAGTAGTACCCATTGTGTGCAACGTGTACACTGCATGGATACTTGTGAGTCCGCTAGGGCGAACATTTGAGTATTGCTGTTAGTACCCTCATGAGAACTACGTTGTGCCCATTGGCTTTTCTAGTGGTGAGCTGTCGTTAGGTGAATTGCATTGATAGACGGAAGACCACTCTGTTATTTGTCGTATTACTTCAGTAATGCCTATAGCGTACCTATCTGTGCTGTCGTGTTGTGTGCAATTAGGCTCTCAAGGGCTGTCCATAGCCCTCAATCAAAAAGAGACTAATTGTGCACAACAATGACTACTTGTGGATAACAGTTGGATATCCTTTAGTGTGCTAAAGTATTCCAGTGGTGGTCTGTGGTTATCCATCAGGTAGTCATTAATAGTCGCCATTAGTGGTCTGTCGGTTATCTCCAGTGAACGACGTGTAGTCCATGGGACGGAGCACGGAGTGAACCATAGGCAGTCAATAGTTTGCTGAGAGATACAATTTGTACTCTAGTGTATCCTGTAGATGGACTATAAGAGTACTAATGTATTTCTGTTGTGTACAAATTGCACGTCGCGAGTATCAAAAAGTATGTTCTAGTATACACGAACTCAAGCCCCACCAACAGATACCATTGGTATAACTGTGGTTGTGCAGAGTGAGCCTATGCTAGGTAGTAGGAGTTACTGTGAGTGAACCTGCGGAGTACCAAGCGTGAGCGTAGGGACGACGTGGCAGGGGCACGGGGGCTCTGGCTCTAATCTTAAGGATATATATGGGCTCATAAAATTTTGTAGCAATTTTCCCCTCTAGGTGGACATTAGGGACTTATGGTTAATATATCGTTATCGGAAGTAATAGACATTAGGTTTATCTATTAGTTCCTCTAAACGGTTGCCAATGGCTTTTCCATACACAGTCCGAATTAGATTACTATTGGAATGCCCTAGTTGGGCTTGTAGGTTCTTTTCGCTTACACCATTAGCTAAACTGTGGCTCGTATAGTTGAGTCTAGCATGATGTGGTGTCAGTACGAATGGTAGATCCAGTGCTTCTGTAGCTTTCCTGAAGATATTCTTTATAGCAACTCTTGACACTGGCTGATTACTACAGCGTCTTGATTGGGCTATATAGGAGTCCTCTAGGTATCCTACAGCTGACCACTGGGAAGCTAAGAGCTCTATAGTTGTCGGATCAGTAACGATGACGTCTCGAATACTAAAGGCTGTCTTAGGTTCATGGTTAGTGCACTGATGTTCATCAAATGTTTTGGTTATCTTAAGAACGACATAAGCTATTCGGTCGGTATCCTTTGGGTGAACTTTAGTGTGTACTTTAGTGTACCAAAGGACGTCTGACCACTTTAGAGCAAGTGCTTCCCCTATTCGTAATCCTGAGGTAAACAGGAGTCTTATTAGGTAGTACCAGCGGTTAGGCTTCAGGTACTCGAATAGTTGGTCTACTTGTACTCTCGTTAAGGCTTGCTTAGGCTTTGTAACGTGTGCCTTAGGTGGTCTCCTGAGTTGATTAGAGAAGTCCTTAGGAGTCAATTCATCGTAGTATAGTTCCTTTAAGGTTTTCTTTAGGAGTGCTATACATACCTTTTGTGAAGTCGTTAAGGTATTGATGAAGTTTTGTAGTTCCAGTCGTGTTAAGTCATCAATTTGTCGGTCTTTAAAGAATGGTCTGAAGTGCTTGTTAATGAGTCCTTTGTAGGTCTTTAGTGTACTAAAGGAGTACTCACTTTCTTTGTACTTAAGCCATTCATCAATATAGTCTAAATATTTCATTGTTACACCTCTTTAGAATTACCTAAAGAGTAAACTTGCTACCCTTTAAGTATAACATAAAGATGTGTATGGATCGGAAGTTGTTCTATTAGTATTCCTAAAGTATCTATAGTAGTCTTTAGGTATTCTAATAGTTTGTCTTAAGTTATCTAATAGAATACTTTAGTTTTCTAATTGAACTCTAACTTCGTTAGGATACTAATTGATACTAAAGTGTCTTATTGATACCTTATTGAGTAAAAACCTTAATAAAGTTCTTTTAAACACTAATAGTTAAACTTGAGTTGAACAGCTTAAGCTGAAATACTCAAGAATTCTATTAGAAGAGCTAAAAGAGATAACTTAAGATAGTCGAAGAGTATCTCTTCTATATCGTCTGTACATTGAGAAAAACTCATAGAAGGATTACTTATAGGAATACTTAAGTAGTCTTATAGTAATACTATAGAGTACTTAAGAGTGCTTATAGAGTATCTTATAGATATACTTAAGAGATACTATAGTTACTCTATAAGTTTATGTCGTATATAAAGCCTACAGACTCTATGGCGATTTTGTGTCGTGCGTGTGTGCACGCTTATGGTAAACCTTAGGTACAAATACCTTAGACAATCTTTAGACGACAAAATAAACCTCTGTGCACGCTCATTTGACACAAAAACCCTAAAGAAATCGTGTTGACTCCTTTAGGGTTAGTGCTAGTAATTCTTTAACATATTATAGGTACTTATTCGTTTTGCTTCAGATCGTCCCATTGGTCGCATTTGGTTACTTTCGTCTCTGTAGAAGATACCTTTATCAGGATCTAACCACTGCTCTAATTTAGCTTCCATTTGCTCCAATACGCCCAGCTCCTCGTCTCTATCCATGACTTCTAACCAGTAGGCTACAGCCATACATAAAGCGTCTAAGCGGTCATCATGTGCCAGTGCTCCTCTGTCTCTACTCAAGCGTGTCATTTGGTAGATTAAGGAATAAGCTGGTGCGTTCTCATAGACTTGGTAGTCGTCAACGATAACCTGCTTATGTACGATAAGTTTATGTCTCATCATTACTGGCTCAAGCGTATCAATGATACGTGCTTCCTTCTGAGCATAGTTCTTTACTTCAGTGATACGACAAGGGTGAATTGCATTGATAACTGGTGTCAGTAGTTTAGAGAACATACCATCACCAAAGTTACCTTCTAGGACTATCTCGTTGACTCCATACATTTTAGCCTTGTTTGCTAATTGTCTCATTGTAGAGTCGCTATAGCCCTCTTTGGTACCACCTACTTCCATCAAGAAGAGATAACCATTGAGATACTTAACGATTGCATAAGAAGTCTCGTCCTTGCCCCTACCTGATGGATCGACTGCCATTACTGTACCAGTGTACTCATAGACTTCTGAGGAACGTCCTTGAGGCTCATAGAAGTAGTCGCCTTTAAGTGCTACGCAAGGTAAATCATTAATTCGTAGTTGTCGATCATTACTCCAGTACCATTTAAGGTTAGCTTCTTCAAGCGACAAGTTAGCAATCATTAAATCTTGTACTTTCAATGGATACTTCTCTTGGTCGCTTAGGTTAGTGTTAAGCATAAACTGAAGTGCAAAGCCAGCTTTACCATAAGACAATCTACGTTTATAAATTTCTTCCTCATCGAAGCGTCTAGGATCTGTAGGCTTACCTGCATAGAGGTCAGGGTTCTCGTCATATTTGTCGGCTATAATCTTAGCTAAGCGGTCTCCATAGAACTCTCTTTCAGATAAGCTCTCAGGATACAATACAGTCCATATACGACAACGGTAGCCACGCTGTTGCAATTCATTGTACAAGCTCATTTCGTTCTGAGGAGTACCTAAGTAAACTATTTGTCCACCGGGTTTAATGATAGCGTCAAACTCCTTAACAGCTTCATTGAGCTTGTCTCGTTGTGTCTGAGTGCCACTGTTGTTAGCTACTTCAACGTCATCGGCAATAAGTAGGTCTGCACGACTACCAGTCAACTGCCCTGAGATACCTACAGATTTAATACTAGGAGAAATATCAGGAACAGCAGGACCGACATCAAATAAATTCTGTTGGTCTCGTTGGTCAGGTCTAGCCTTTAGATGAGCTAAGAATGGTAGCGTATAGATAATACGTTTGATAAAGATAGCGTTGGCGTCTGCTCTGTCTTTAGAAGCGGAGACAATCTCTACTTTCTTCTGAGGATCTCTCCAAAGTGTCCATACAGCATACGCACAGGTGATGAATGATTTAGCTACACCACGGAATCCCTCAATGATAAAGCGGTCATTAGGAAGGTTCTGAAGTGTATGAGCTATGTCGTACTGAATTGGTGTTGGATCAGGTAGGCTAATCATCTTCCATACCATGTATATGAATACCCTGAAGTCCTCTTTAGCCTTCGCTATCTGTTCTTCAGTCCACTCCATTAGTGTTCACCATAGTGCTCTTCCATGAGTGCTGGTGGATCGAACACTGGAATTTCATGAGTTTCCTGTTTGACTTCAATAGCCAACTCAGGAGTTGTGTCTAATTTGTTGTCTTTAAGAAAGCGTCGGACTTTCTCAAGGAATGTAGGTGTACGTCGAAGTTCTTCGTCATGTAAACCATCAAGAAGTGCTTCTACTTCCAATTCTGCAATTTTGTCTAATAGTTCTTGATTGACTTTCATTTATTCTCCTTTCTTGCGTGTAGCATTAAGGTCTAATTTGTTTACCTTTACGACTCCTTTAGGTGTCTTGCCTAGTCTGTAGTCCCATAAAGGGCAGTCCTCTGAAGGGCAGTTATCGACTTCTTTAGTGTCGTTACAGCAACAATCTAAACATTTAGCTCTAATAGCTTTCATTTGAGTTCTAATTACTTTAGCCATAGTTTCTCCTTAGTGTTCTAATTCATGTTCAAATATAATCTCTGTACGCTTCGCATTGATGAGCATTACAATGCTGTGGTGTGCAGGTGCTTTACTATCCTCACCATTTTCACTGATAAACTTGATACGTTTAGTTGGTACATAAATAGCTATATTAGTTTTCTTATAGAGTGCATGACGTTTTACACCGCCTAGGCTCTCTATAGGTAGAACTAATACGCATGGTTTACCACTCTCTATACAGCGTTCAATAATCGCATCTTTGTTGCTGTACGGAGGGTTAGTGATTAGATAGTCGTATTCATAATCTTTTGTTAGCCAATCGTTTATTCCATAGATGGCTTGTGGATCATAATCTTTGGTTATGACTTTATAGAAATTGCTTTTTTTTTTTGTGTCGAATGGTAGGCAAATACGGTCGCCTCTTTTAGGTGGGAATACTTTAAGCATTGTCTTAACTGTCTCCAGTGGTGTGTACCATTCATCTGTCTTGCTCCCTTTAATTAGTGCTTGTCTCAATATGCCTCCTTAGGAATATAAAAAAGCCCCCTACGGAAGTTCCATAGAGGGCTATTGGTTAGAACCAACCAGTAGCGGTTAGTGTTGTTCTTTTCATGTGTTCTTTTTGACTGTAAAGGTCAGCTTTAAGGTCTACGTCAAACTTAGGTGTTTGGTACGACAATCTAGCTCCTGCTGTGATTGCCTTATCATTGTTAAAGTCTGTCTCGACATAAATACCTTTCTTAAAGCGTGGCTGTTCAGGTACAGTTAAGTCCAGTACTGCTTCGTGTACTTCAGTTACCACTAGCTTACCATTGTCTAACTTATGTTCTTCCTTTACGTTGTCAGTGGCTAATTCATGTCGCTTACCATTGACATTGACTACCAGTGGTGCTTGTTTTGTCGTGAATTCTACATCAGTATCCTCACGCACTCCAGTGGTCTGATCTACAGCTTTCGGAAGGTATTCAAAAGTAGTTACTTGTTTCTGCTTATGGTCTACCTTAATTGGTGCTGTAGGTACTATTTGTGGCTCCTTAGGCTCCTCATGTTTACAAAATGTAAAAGCTAAGGTAGCTACGATAAGTAGTACGACAATAGGTATAATTACCTTCAACCAGTTCTTTAGTGTGTGTTTATTAGGAATTCCACTCATTGATATACTCCCTCACTCTCTGTCTAATCTGCCAGCCTAAACCATACAAGTCCCATCGCATGTCAGGATCATCGTCATGTAAACCATAGCCATCGAAGTCAGCTACTTCTGCATGAGTCCATACGTTACCTTCAGGGTAAATACCAATCTCTACGCATAACTTAGCGACAACTTTAGCCATCATATCTAATTGGTCTTGTGTCGGTGGTTCACTACCATAATTGATGTTACCTTCAGCGTCAATAGAAGCTCCGTGGCAACAACAAACAGTGATACCAATAGCACGACTATTGCGTCTCCATGTGTGAGCTTTCAAGTCCATAAATGTGTCCATATCGGTATATAAGCTGCCATCAGCGTCAATATTGATATGATAGCTACCAAAGTATTGTCCATAGTGTCCAGCAGTCCAGTGCAAGTAAATCTTGTCGATTGCGTTGCGTGCTGGTACTGTGTACTCCGACAACTCTGAAAAATCAATCTTTCTCATTAGTTCTCCTTTCGATTTCTGTGGATACTTTCTTAGGCAGTTCTGCCATTCGTTCTCCATCTACTCTAAAGTTCACTCCAATTTTACCTAAGCCAGCTTCCAGTACTCTGTCGAATAACTGGGAACGCTCATAGCCTGCTTCTTTAAGGTTCTCAGCGATACTGAAGAGTTCCGCAAAGATTACTCCTACATACAAGAGCATTGCTACTAGCTTGCCGATGTGGAAGCCTTGAATTTCGTATTGAGGGAACAGCAGATAAATAAAGACTGCCAATACGATTACTGTGGAATATGCGACAAACTTAGTCATGATATTCCATTTATATTTCTTACTTTCTAAATAGCCTTTCTCCCATGCTCTGAAGAAAATAGCTCTAAACAAATTCATTACTGTCGGATCATATTCTTTGTCTTTACAGAAGCGAATAGCAATAGCTGTCCACTTAGTCAGTGTATCGACAAATACAATAATGATTACGAGAAGGAGTGCTAGAAGGGCGTCTCCTAGCACTTGAGGTGGTATTAACAATATATGCTCCTTTCATTAGTTACTGATTTTAACCCATTTTCCGTTCGCTCCTATAAATACTTCTTCCCCATTGATACCGATTTGACCAGTGTAGTCAGGTACCTTAGTTGTCGTAGGGTTTACAATGGAATACACCATGTCTATCCATACTTTTCCATTTGCTTGAATAAAGGACTGCTCTTGAGGCTTTTCAGTGTTCTTAACTGGTACAACTGTGCCTTTAGCAAGTCCTGTAGGCATATCAGTTGTTAGTCGTACAGGTTTAAATAAGATTTGACCGAGTTCTACAGCACTGCTATCATTAGACTTATTTACGTTATTCTTTTCGACAAAGGGTGTTTGTACTAAGATTTCACCTGATCCTAATACATAGACATGAGAGGTTGCTACATGGTTCTCAGTGCCAGTCAAGAAGATTGTACCGCCATTGTTATTGATAGCTCCCCAGCCTGCACTGAAGTTTACATTCTGTAGTTTTACATAAGTATCACCTTGAGTAGCTAATACGATAACATTACCTGTCTGATTGGAAGGGTTCTTTTGACTATCTGCCTTGACGTTCTCAAGGGTTACTGTACTGTCATAAATGTGCAACTTACGATTGTCTGAAGCACTCACTCCGACAAACTCAACGTCCTTAAAGTGCAACGATCTACAACGCTCAATTACCATAGGTGGTAGATTTACAGTTCCACTACCATCTCTTCTGAATAGAACTTTATTATAGACATTAGAGATATGTAGCTCAGGTCTATTCTTAGTCGTCGCTCCTTTGTCTCTAGGACGTGTATAGTCTCCTGCTTTAATCTTTACAGTTACTACAGCGTGCTTAATTTGATTGATGAAGCGTACTGCGTCTGCTAGATAAGTGAAAGGACTATGCATATCACCAGTCTTAAGTTCTCCAGTGTAGTTTCTATCGACAAAGATTTCAAGGCTAGTAGCTTGAGCTGGTGTACCATCTTGAATTAACTTACGATTATAAGTGATACTTCCGTCGCCTTTATAAGTGATCGTTGGTGGTTCCACTTGGTCGCCTAAGAGATAAATGTTAGCTCCCATTTGTTGGAATGTATTCTGATAGTTCTGAATGTATAAGTTGTCTACAGCCCAGTCAGTAGTTGTCGTCATCACTAAGTCTCTTGGGTTTAACTTACGATAACTTAAAGGTACATTACTGATACCATGATGGTTAGACTTTAGGTAGTCTACATTAGTAGGATTACGAAGTGCGTTACGTTCCATCGCTAAGTATCCAAAGTCGCCCTCAAGGATAGCTGTACGATTTAAGTAATTGATTTCTAAGCCAATACATACATTGTTATAGTCGTTGTTACCTACAGAACGATAATAGTTATAGTCCTCATCAGAACAGTTATAGAATTCAATAGTAGCTCCATTGAAGTCTATTGTCTTAGCTGTAATGGTTTCAACTGGTATCGGTACTAAATCTAGTACACTTGTTGCATTACTCTTGATAGACTCAAGTTGACTTCTAGTCATACCATAGGCACCTGTTACTTCTGTCTTAGTGGTATCAGGTATCATTAACTTAGTTATTCTCATATTTTCTAGTAGCCATTCAAGGTTTCCTACATGGTCATTGTGATAGTGAGACAAAATAGCTAAGTCGAACTTACTAATACCTAAGTCATTCATGCGTTGTTGTATAGCTCTTTGGTTTTCATTAGATTTCGCTAGGAAGTCTACGATGATCCATTTACCATTAATTCCGATGAATGTACAGTCGCCACTCTCAGTCATACCTTCACCAAATAATGGGTGAGTGATAATAAAACTCTTTTGTGCTCTTTCATCTTGTACTCTCTTAATGAGCTCATTGATATCGCTAAGTTGACGATTGAATTCATTAAGTTTAGTCTGAAGCTCTTCTTGAAGTTCCCCTTTAAGTGCACTGATTTTAGTGTCGGCTTCTTCTCTAGTAAAGACATTACCGCCTGCTAATTGTCGTGCAGTCTCTAAGAGTACTTTAAGCTCCTCAGCTTTACCATTGATTGCCTCTAGCGTACCAATAGATTGCTTAAGTGCGTCTGTAGTCTCTACAGTGTTCTCTTGTAATTCCTCAGCTAAGTGTTGGATTTGATACTGAGCTAAGTTCATGTCTTTAGCTAACATGATTGAGCTATCAGTCCACTGTACTAATGGTAACGTAGCTGTACTACGATAAATTACAAGTTCTTTAGTTTCTGTAGGAGCTTCCTTCAGTACTACTGAGGAGCCCTCTACAGTATAGTCAGTATCATATGTCAGTTCTGTATTATCTAAAGTTACCTTTACGAAGTCTTTGGATATATAGTCGAAGCCAAAGTTATATACAGTCCTTCCTGATACTGTCTGTGTATGAAGTTTAGGTCTCATTAATTACCTTTTTCCTTTCTATATATGTTATAAATGTTTTCTAACTCATCGTCCGACAAGTCCTCTGCATTACGTCCTTTCAGTTCCTTAGGCTTCTCTTGGTTAATACCATCGGTCAGCTCTTTACGTTTCTTAGGATCTGCTAAGAGTTCCTTGAGTGTTGGTTGGTGTACTTGTGGTTTAGGCTTGTCGGTAGCCTTAGGGTTTACCTTATGGGTAGTCTCAGGTACTCGTCTAGCTTCATTAAGTTCTACTTGCTTGAAGTCTCGTTTCTCTTTGTCAGCCATCTCAGCCATACCAGTTAGGAATATCTGCATAGGCAAGTAGCGGTCAATAGGATAGATAGCAGTGATAGGGTTTTGTCCTTTACCAGCCTTATGGTTTTCTTCTAGTGCTCCCAGTGCTTCTAAGCCTGTACGTGCTCCATTGAATACTCTAATAGCACTACCTAAGACTGCGAACTGCTTCGCTCTGTCGACAATACCATCTACCAACTGTCCATCTTCAGTCCACTCAGGTCGGTCTACAGTGGTTCTAGCTGTACTACCCTTACCCATCAAGATTGCTCTAGCGTCATCTCCAAAGGATAGGGACGACAAAACTGAGCTTCTTGTTAAGCCTGCTGTGATGATGTTGTCAGCTGTGAATACCTTGTCCATGTACTTCTGCTTACGTTTCTCATCATTACCATACATATACTCTGCTTGAGCTCTTTGTCGAATTGCCCATAGCATACCGCCTGACAAGATTGTCGACAAAGTTTGGATAGTATCCTCACGCTCCCAGTGGTTCATTGTCCGCATTAGATGACTGTTAAGTGCCATTCTTGAGAAAGCCTTAAACTGCATTAAGATAGGTACAATGTGTCCAGTTAGTCGTGTGTTACCAGCACTGAAGTGTGGCTGTAGGATAACGTCCTTAGAGTGTCTATCAAGGAATGCATGGAAGCGAATGTAGCTAAACATATCCTCATCTTGCCATGCTCGTAGACTCTTACGGAGTGCCTGTGGATCATTGTGGTCAAGGTTAGTTAAGTAACGCTTAATTGTCTCTTTAAAGCGTGGTATTTCTGTTGAAGCTATACCTACACGCTCAAACATTCTAGGACTGAAGAGGTTCTTACGGAATGTACTCTTGAAGTTATCAGTAGCCCAGTCAATCATGTCAGGGACTAAATCAGCCTTGATAGATTGAATACTGTGGTTAGTGATTTGTTGTACTTGAGATAACGTAGATGTAATTCTAGCTCCTACGCTAATACCATCTTGAGCTTGTCCCAGTGCTTCCATATGTAGTCCACCAATGTTATTTTCAAGGTATGTTCTGTCGGTTACCAGTGGGTTCCACCAGTTTGTTTCCGACATATATGTACCAATTTCCATCTTACGGAAGTCTGCTAGTTGCTCTGCGGTTACATATTTAGAGTGCTTAAGATCATGTATGAAGTCATGTAGCTTAGGAATGAAGTGAGTCAGTGCTCGTGCTCCTACTTTAGCTGTAGCCCCTGCGTGCTCTGCAATAGCGGATAAACCAAAGTTCATACCATTAAGAGTGTAGGAAGCATCCAATAAGAGGTCTCTAGTTCTATCCATAGCTGTCTCAGGCTTAGGCAGTACGTCCTCGAATATGCGTGCACCAGTTAAGTGATGGAACGCTCTATGGAAGTCCTCATAGTCTAACTTAGCGTCCTTCTCAGTGATGTACCCTAGCTTTACTGCTTCCTCAAGCTCGTACTTAACTTTAGTGTCGAAGCGGTGAGCCAGTGCTCCAATATCATCGACATTAACTACTTGCTTCAATGCAATAGCACCACTTGAGCGGTTAGAGACATAATTCATATGGTTAAAGATATTAGTGTCTCGTAGGTCAGTGTCAAAACTAAATACATCATTTAAGGCTTTGTCTGTAGTACCACCTTTTAGTTTCAGTGGTAGTACTAAACCAGTGTTCATTGGTAAACGACGTTTGAAGTATGCTAAGCGTTTATCACCTTTGTTATCCTTAAGTTCACCGTCAGCAAAGTTATGCTCACCAGCTCTCATGATGTGCTCAGCGTAGGCTTCTGCTTCAGTTCTTAAGTCAATACCTTCGTCAAGTCTTTCTTTGTCTACAGCTTTCTCAATGTAGGATACAAAGAAGTTCTTCATAGCGTCCCTAGATACAAACTTCTCAGCTAAGAGATTTACTTTGTCTTTAGAGATACGACGATATAACTCAGGGCTACCATCGAAGTCCTCACTGACTAATTCAGCTTTCTTCAGGTTCTCTAAGTCAAAATCACGGAAGTCCTTAACGTGCTCTACAGTATCGACAATAGTTTGTCCATAATGACTTATGTCTTTACCATCTCGGTACTTCTCATGGTATGCTTTACTTACTGTCTCTGCGAACTCCTCTTGAGCGTGCTTAGGGTTAAACCATTCTCGTCTAGGTCTTTCAAAATACCATTTCTTAAAGTCGCCTTCAAAGACTGCCATTTTAATCTTGTAGTCCTTCTGTACGACTTGTTTAGCAAGTTCTACAGGTAGTCCAGTGTTCTGCCCTCGGTCTCGTGGATCAAGTAGGAACGACTTAGCGAAGTGTCGCATAGTGTCGCTAGGGCTATTCGCAAGGTGTCCATAGGTATTACCCACAACCTTGTTAGTCTCAGCTTCTTGCTTTAACTTACCCACTGCGTCAGTACGTCCTTGAGTTTCCTGTAGGACTTTCTCAGGGCTACTTACGCCACCTTTACCCATATATAAGTAATCGTCCTCAGGCTTAATTTCAGTCTTAATGAGTGCGTGTGCACGCTCAATCTGACTTGTAAATGGTTCCAAAGGTATTTCTTCATCGCCATCTATAATAGCCTGTAATTTGCTCTCAGGGAGTTCTACAGGGATAATGTCAGGCATAGGTGAGCCATCAGCAGTGAATGGTATCTCCTCATCAGCTCCTATAGCGTCATAGAAGTGATTGTCTCTAGCATTGACTGCATGAGCGACAACTGAGTCCTCCGACAAAGTTACATCATTGATACTCACTGAGCCATCTTCATGTCGTACTATAGGTGTACCAGCGAATTCGTCAGGGTTCTCCATGACATTTCTTAGGTGTGCCTTAAGTTCACTGTTAGACATTCCATAGGCTTCTCTAGCGTCAGCCCATAGCTTACCACTCTTGTGTCTCAATAAGTGTTCTGCTAGTTCTGCTTCAGTTTTACCACTGGTCTCAATGAAGGACTCTCTAGGTGTCATAGGTCTAACTTCAGGAAGTCGTCCTAAGTCTGAAGCCTGCATTAGTGCTTGTTCACCTTCAGCTTCTATTTGTCGACTAAGTTTGTCCATCTCAGGTGTATCACCTACGACTGTCTTATGTCGGTCTCCAATAGAGTGCAAGTAGCGTGCACCAGCCCCCATACCAGCACCGAATAGAAATGCTGTAGTATAGTCAGGTTGATAACCACCTGCTTCTTGAGCCATGTATTGGTCAGCCATATTGATTAAACCATTGGTAGCCCCTAGCTCTGCCATTTGGAAGAACTTATTGGCTCCGATGTTAGCTAAGGTTTTACTACCTAGTCTCATTGCCATCTTAGCTATGTAGGCTTCTTGCCCCACTACTGGTACAAAGTTAAGAGGATCGACAATAGTACCTAGTAAACCACCGATACTCTTAAAGCCATAACCAGCTTTCTCTACTCGTTCCTCTCTAGCATAGTCCTCACGCTTCTGCTGTATGAGTGCTCCTAGTTGTGCTTGAGATTTAGCTCTCGACAATAAGAAATGTTTGGTCTCAAGGTCATTAGGGAAGTAGCGGTCAATAGCGTCAAGGTCAGCTTGGTTAGGTGTCCAGTTAAGGTCTACTTGTCGATTGCCTTGAGCTTGTCCCATATTATAAGTGCTACGAAGTACTGAGATAGTACCATTGTTGTACCATTCGTTTAGGAAGCTATCTTTAAATTGTTTACCGAAGCCACCTACATTAGTGTCAGCAAGAGGCTCGAATATGTCGTCTGAGAAGTCATATACTCTTGCCCCTTGTCCTTTCTCTAGTCCTGAGAAGCCTGCATAGTAACGCCCAGCTTTCTGACTCGGTACATATGTCTCACCTGCTATGGAAGCCATTGAGCTCGCATAGTTCTCTAAAGAGTCTGTATAATAACCATTCTCTCGTAAAATACTAGCGTATTCTTCTACTGATGTAGCATTATGAATTTGTGAATAGTGAGCGAAGAAGCCATCATGAAGATACGTTGCGTATTCCTCAAGTGTGTCGAAGTGTCCATACACTCCGTCCCCATCAGGCTGTGCCCCAGCTCCCTTATGGTACCCAGTGAGTCCACCAAAGTTATTATCCTCAATAGCTAGTGCGGACTCACCATTAGCACTCTCATGTACCATTTGTGCTATCTGTAGTTTCTTGAAGTAGTCTGAAGTACCATACTTACGTTGATATATGTCGGCTACTTCAAGTATTCTAGGGTTAATTTCCATTGATTACCTTTCTAGTCTAAACCAAAGAATGTCCTTAACTTACTCTTACCCTGATTAAGTGAGCTGTTCGACAAATCAGTGTTAATGACTTCGTTGCCATACACTACAGTATTACTTGTACCTTCACTAGCACGCTCTTCAGCTGTTGTGTCGCTTAGATATGTAAATGCTCTATAACCAATATCTTGAGGGCTATAAGCTTTACCTACCATTGAGCCAGCTTGTCGTACATAGATTACGTCTTGGTCAGGATCATAGCTAATCCATGAGCCACTACCAGCTTCACTCTTAAGACTATCTAAAACGTGTCTTACGCCTTCACTTGCGTATGCTTCACTAGATACACCTGCATTGTCAATGATGGAACGTGGTAATAGTACTCCATCATAGTTGACATAAGAGTGTATTAGATTGCTCTTAGCTTTATCCATAGCTTCATTAGCATTGAACTTACCAGTAGCATTTAGTATTTCTGCTTGGTCTCTAATAGCTCCTAATAAGCCATCAGGAGTACTCTCAGGAATAGTAAAGGCTCCCCATGTACCGCTTCTCAAGTTAAGTGCTTCAGAACGTCCCATAGGTACCTTATTGATTTCTGTCTTAACCTTGTCGGCTGTCGATGGATCTCGTAGTGCTTGCATACCCATAGCGAATATCTGAGTACCCTGCTGTTCACCCATAGAGTCCTGTAGACTCCCTAGTGCTTGGATACGTCCAGCCCACTTAGGTTCCATTAATTGATGTATCATGTTTGGTCGTGCTCGATACATAGCGACTGCTAAACCGACAACTTCAGGCAAGTTACCACTCTGATCCATAGAAGCTAAACCAATCTCTAATTGTTCTTTCATAGAGGTTCTCATAGCTCCACCAATAAGAGGGTTCGCTAAGACATACTGCAAGCCATCGTACTGTTGACTTACCATGCGTTGTCTTAAGAGTTCTCTAGCTCCACCAATGAACATATCTACATCAATACCCATGTTCTTAAGGTCGCCTTCAGTTCTAGGGAATTCCATACCATTCCATGAAGCCTTCCCTTGAAGCATTGCGTCAAACATAGGCTGTAGAACTGCATTAGCATTACTTCTAGCTACTTCAGCTTTCTGTTTCATCAGTGCTAACTTTTGTTGTCGTGCAATTTCAGTCTTAATGTTAGCCTGTGCATGACTATATAGAGGAGCTATTAGACGATAATCTTCAGGGTTCTCCTCTTTCTTTTGCTCGTAGTATTCGTCAAGTCCTTCTAAGGTTTTAATCTTTTCAATATCTTTACTTAATGCGACAAATCTGTCGTTACGAATTTTAACTGCTTCCGCATTAGCTCCATTCTTGTATTCCGACAAATCAATCATGTCTTTCACTCGGTTTCTGTCGTTATACTCCATATCACCAAAGGCGGATACAAGGTCTGCATTACCAGTTTTACTAATAGCGTCCGCTACGTTGCCTAATAGCTTGTACTCAAGGTTGCTATCACTTGTAGCTGTCTCTCTGATATTCGTCAAGATTGCTTTAAGATAAGGCTCACCTTCTTCTACAGAAATGTTAGGGTTATTCCTAGCGAAGTCCCCTACCATCGCTGTGATACCATTGATACGCTCTAGCTTCAACTGGGTTTCCTTCCGCTTCGTAAAGGTGTCGAACACAGCCATCTTAGTTGCTATGTGCTGTTCCTCTAGTCCGTTTTGGAAGGCATAGTGGTTCTCAATGTTCTCTTCAGCCATGTAGTCCTTAAGACGTGCTTCATAGAACTCATCGAATGTATTAAATTGTCGTGGTAAATCAGGTTGTTGTTTATGCTGGTCGTCATAGATCTGCCAATCACTCTCTATGCGTTTCCCCATCTCAGTACCTCTCATGCGGTCAATGGTTGCTACTGCATACTCATTGTCCTGAAGATTGAACTTACCACTGGTAGCCAATAGTTGTCGTGTAGTCAGTCCTTCTTTCTGTTCTTCAGTTAAACTAGAGAATAGCTGAGGTGCAACTGCTTTAGCTATCTTTTCCTTTCGTTCCTCTTCGTCATGAGTGTATTGTCGCCATGCTAACCCCAGTTGAGACAAGCCAGTAGCAAGCATTTCCGAAGCGTTCGTAAAGCGTGCCATTGGTGCCCCAACGGAAGCGACATTAGACAAATTCTGTTGGTATGTCTGAGGTGCATTAGGCATAAACTGTTGAGCAGTCCCTATAGAGCCACTCACCTGTGTTCTTTCGTTTGCCATCTATAATAGTCCCCCATTGAATGTATATTGGTTACTGTCTTGGTTGTACCCTATGCGTGGATTACCAAATCTTATAGGACTTCTGTACGCTGTGCTATGAAGTCGTGGGTAGTCCATATTTACCGACAAAGCTGTGGCAAAGCCATTAGCACTATACTGATAGCTTGCACTATTAGTGTCGTATCGAATGTTAGGGTTTCCGTAGTTGATAGCCTTTGGATCATTAACTGTATACCCTAAGACTCCTCGACGTGTGTCAGCTAGACTAAACCCATCGTTAGCACTTGTACGCCATGGGTTCTGACTAGCAGTCCTAAAGGTATAGTCAGGCGTCCATCTGCTTACAGCACTAGCAATCAGTGAGCCGCTCGTACCACCTACTCCGTCCATACCTACTTTAGTAGCTTTATCAACTGCCATATTCTTGTATGCGTTGTAGGACTGCATAATCTGACCAGCTTGACTTAAGATACCGCCTAACAATGTAGGAATTCGTGGTGTCTCAAGTTTCGACAAATATTCCATAGTGCTAAGAGATACACGCTCTTTGTTTTGGTCTATCTCATCACTCTTACGAATGAAATTGTCTTTCACTTGGTTTGTCGTTCTGAGACTATCAGCTTTCGTTGAGCGTACTAATAGCTTCGCTGTACGTCCACTTTGGTATTCGCCTGTGGTATTCTCTACGCTTGCTTCAAGTCCTCGTGCCTGAAGTCTGATAGCTGTCAACTGGTTTACACTGGCTTCAAAGGCGTTCCTACGTTCATTCTCGAAGTTGCCTAGAGAATAGTTCATGGTCTTAATAGCTTGCTTAGCTTGAGCTATAATCTGATCTGCTTGAGCTTCTGCTTGTCGCCTTTGGTTCATGTAGTTGCTGTACATACTCCAAAGGTCTATACCCATACCAATCTTAGAGTTAGCCCCTAGTGAGCCACCAGTGCCCATAAGGGGATTCATTCCAGTGCCCATATGTCTCCTTTCTTTTACATTTGTCTAAATCTATAAGTAACAAGTGCTTGCCATACTGTCGTGTTAAATGCACTCGGTAGAGGGCTATTGTTTACCACTGTTACTGCTGTGTCTATATTACGTCCCATTAGAGGCACTCGGAATTCTCCAGTCTCCAAAGGGTGAATACCGACAAGATTACTTCGTGTACCTACTGTACGTGCAGTCATCTTGTAGTGCTTATCGCTCTTACCGATTGCCTTAACGATTACTTCAAACTCTCCAGTCCTATCATAGTTAATCAATAGGAAGCGTAGTTGTAGTCTGTCGTTAGGTATTGTGTCGGTACCTGTTTGAGTTGACTGTTTGATGAAGAATGTACTGTAGGTAAACTTAAATTCATAAGGTACTCCTAAGTAACACTCTAAGTCCTCTGTAGGTTCAGTCTGATGTGGAATGACAATGCTACCATTTCCACTAAAGACTTGTCCATCAGGAAGTACTATAGTGTACCTTTTTTCTGTCCCATAAGCGTCTGTGTAGACTTCTTGAGGGTTGTAATACATTTCCTTAGTGTTACTATTCCACTGTCCCTTAAGTGTCGTTTTGAGCTTCCTGTCAAGCATAATGCGATATGGTTCATCTGCGTAGTCTTTAGAATTATAGCTAATAGCCATCTTTTCTAAATAAGTGCTACCGCCTCGGTTGACGACAATATACATAGTTGAATTGATAAAGTCTAAACCTATGATGTCTCCACTGAGTTTCCATTCACTCCAGCTTGCTTGTGCCTTACTGTCATTCAGGAAGAGGAATTTATAGACATACATTGTGTCTCGTTTAGTATCGCTTAGGGCTATCAATAAGTTCTCATTGTTACACGCCTTAAGACTGTGAATAGTATTCTGTAGGAAGTTCGGAACGTGTCCAGTGATATCTGTAGCGTTCTTTTGTGTCGTACTATCAGCAACTGCAAAGTACTCTTGTACAGTCGTGAAGTTTGTCTTTTGAGCTGTGAAGTATAAGTTACGTCCTACACCAATAGGCTTGATCCATGTGTCAGCGTCGAACTCAGTTACTTGGTCAATAATTGCTGTCTTAGGACTTAGGACGCCTTCAGCTCTCAAAATGAATTGTGTCTGAGCACTGAAGAGATACAAGTCTTGGTTGAATGGTACTGCATTGTAAAGAGTACTCACTCGGTTATGAGATACTTGCAAGTCAATAGTATCTGTATCGACAATACTTGTAGCACTGTCTACCCAGTAGTTAAAGAAATCTGAAGTCTTAGACAAACATACTGACTCACCTGCAATAATACCTAAGCGGTTCCTGAAGAAGAAAATATCATTGATCTTATGTCCGATAAAGGAAGGCTCAGGGTTACTATCGTCATCGCCAGTTTCTCTTTTGTTCCATTCTGCTGTAGTGCAAGTGAATGTACCATCAGCTTCTCGACGTAGGATATAAGGCATTGTCTGATCGTTTAAACTAATGTTAATATCAGGCTTAGCACACTCTTTCCATAGTTTGTCTATAGCGTCGTACTTAACATAGTAGTCATCATCTGTCGCCTTCTCACCTTTAACTAAGACTGTGTAGCCATTAGGAGCTGTAGAAGGTAATATGTCGAAGCGTGATGTAGTGTTAATGAATAACTTAAGTGCTTCACCATTGAAGCCATCAGATACTGATATATCATCAATATTTCCTATTACTTGTACCCAGTTACTTCCTTTCAGTACTGTCGCTCCTTCTACACCTTCAGGTGAGAAAAGGTCATTAGATTTATATTCCTTACCTTTGTAGTCGTATGCTAGGATTTCCCCTATACCTCTTTTCTTACGTTTGGTAATGTTATATATCTTAAGCTCTTCTTCAGTTAACTCCTTAAACTTCTTCTTAGAAGTCCCTGCTAGTAGATTGAAAAGCTCATTCGCTATGTTGTCTGTAGCAATAGCTTTAGAATGACTTGCTTCACCGCCATCAGGTGTCGTATAGACATAATCTTGCCCCTTAATGGATATTGTGTACTTACGTCCATACATACCTTGTCGTACTACTACAAGTGCCCCTTGTTCCTTCCATGCGTCGTGAGACTTCTCCTCACTCATCTGTACTACCTTAGAAGTATTAACGACAAATGTATAGTCAGCTACTGTAATTGCCTTTAGTTCTCTCTGTGGACGACTAGAGGTTACATAAGTCTCAGCATTGTTTTCCATCTTGACTGTCTTTTCGTTCCCTAAGGTATCGAATACTTGTAGTCCAGTACCTGTAAAGGCGACAATATATTTCTCATCATCATCTCGATTGATAAGGTGTACTTTTGTCTCCAGTGGTAACGTAGGGAGTTTCTTAATGTGAAGCGTAGGCGGTCTCTTTTGAAGTCCTCCTGCTTCTGTTGAGAAGCCATTAATCTGTTCTTCTAGCTGTTCTGCATGACGCAACTTTGGTGGTTGCTGTGAGATACCAGCTATAAGGTTCTTAATGGTCTGTTGTATTAGTGCCATACGTCTAACCTCTATTCATATAATTTTGTACTGCTGGGTTAGTTAAGATATTAGATTGTTCTAAAGTGATTTCTGTCTCCATCATCTGCATATATGCTTGAGCTTCTTCTCGTTGTAATTCTTGAGTGAGTGATGGATCACCTAAGTATCTAACGACAAAATGGTGAGCTGTCCTCACTGTGATATATTGTCGGAATACTTGTGGCATTTCCTCAAAGGGTACATATTGAATAACCTTAGCTTCCAAAGGAGCTTCAAATCTGTCTGTATTGTTTGTTACATCAAATAGCCACTCCCCTCGTTTTCTTACGATACGCTTGTCAGGGAATTGGATAGACAAGATTGTATTGTCCCATTGGATATGCTTAGAGTTATTGTCAGGAATTAAAATAAAAGGATTAATCGTATTGAAGGACCAGCCCATTACTTGAATTCCTCTTAGTTCTGCTTCTAGCATACGTTTAGCATTGATTACATCGACATTCTCACTGTTATCTAATGTGTCTACAGGAGCTTCACCCATAGCTCCAATAATTTCGTTCACTGCGTCCAGTTTGGATAGTGGTGTGATTATCATGTGTTCTCCTTTTAGACAAAAAAGGGGATAGCCAATAGACTACCCCCTAGAGTTACTTAAGATTATTTTGCTAAGATGATACCGCAAGCTTCAGGACGTAAACCGCCATGACCTACTGCGTTCTTCGCAATAATCATATCAGCTTGCAATTCAGGACGACGTGCGTGTTCTAATTGCAAGTCTTTAAGTTTGACTGTTGCTACTGCTGTACGATGTGCACACACTGCAAGAGCCTTAGCATATTCTGTAGGGAATACATGACCTTCAGGAGCTGTACCTAACATACCTGTTTTGTCTGCACCGCCAGCTTTCAAGTGAGGCACTGCAATAATTTTGAAACCGCAAAGTTTGTCGATATTACCATCAACGATGGAAGCTACTGCACCGAAGTCTCGGTTGATAGCGTCTTTAGAAGCAATAAGTGCGGACTCTACTTCAGGTGTGATGTATGCGAAACGTTCGTTCTCAGGAACGTATTGAGAAGTCCATTTAGCTTTCATTTCAAGTAAACCTTCGATTACTGCTTTACCAGTATCGTAGTTGATACCAGCACCACCTGTTAATGTTTTCTCGATAACGACACCTTTGCCTAAGCCAGTGATGTTCTCTTTGTTAGCTTTAACTAACTTAGCAATTTCAGCTACCATAGCACCATCTGCGGAGATAGCCAATGCTTCGCCAAGTTGCTTAGCGTATTCTCCACGAACGTCATAGTGGTTCATAGCTTCGAAGATATCTGTGATTAATACATCAGAAGTCAATAAGCCATCAATGTTAATCACTACTTCGTTGTGTGGGATTGCTTCACGCAAGTCGTCAAGGTTTGCACCAGCTGGCAAGTAGTGTGCTTTACCTCGTCCCATTACTGGGAAGGAAGTAGCCTTACCGCTATCAATAGTTTTCACCATATGATTGTTCATTACTTGAGTTGCTCGTGTGAAAGCTGTTAAAACTTCACCACTGAATACTTTTAAGAAAAGTGCTAATTGATCGCCTGCATTTTGTACTGCACCTTGTTTTTGATAATTTGTTACTCCAGCCATTAATTAATTGTCTCCTTTAATTAGAAATTAGAATTCATAATTTTTGTCTCAATTTGTTTTCGGTAGATTGGATCCGTAGAGTATCGAGGATCACTGATAGCTTCTACCATTTGTTGCTTCGTTAAGAAAGCATTTGTGTTCTCTGTAGTGCCACCTGTAGATTGACCTAAGATTGTCTGATTTTGCGTACCATTAACTGCTTTCATGTTTGCTTTTACGCCTTCGATAACCATTCTGATGACACCTAAGTTCCCATCTTCAATAGCTTTGTTGAAGTCATTGACTGCATTATCACCTTGAGATTGTACGAATTGTGCTACTTGTCGGTACTCTTCTTCACCACCTGCGAAGCCAATAACAGTCGTGTAGAATTTCTCTTGAGTTGCCTGTACACCGCCTAAGTATGCGTCAACTACTTCCTTTGGATAACCTGCGTCAGCTAACGCTTTCATGCTTGCTTCCGACAAATTACCGCTTGCATTGTACTCATCTTCCAACGCTTTGAAGTCAATGTTCCGCTCAGCTAAGTCCTTCTGAAGTGCTTCAGTAGCTTGCTGTTGCTTTGCGACTTCTTCTTGTACTGTATTTGTCTGTTGGTCTACCTCTGTAGTAGCTGTGGTCTCAGTAGTTGTTACCTCTTGTTGAGGTTCATTAGTTGTCGTTTGTTCTACTTGAGGTTGACCTTCAGTTTGTACCTCTTGTGGTTCTGCTGTAACAATCTGATGATTGTCTTGAGAATTCACTAAAATATCCATTAGATTACATTACCTCGCTTTCATTCATAGCCCCTGACATAGCCTGCTCGACTATAGCTTGCTCTTGTTTGGCTTCCATCGCTTGTTGTTGTTCTTGTTGAATTTCTTCATCAGTCTTAATGAGTCCAGTAGTGTCAATACCTAAACTTGTTGCTATCGCTGTGAGCCATTGGTTCAGCTTCATGTAGCTCATAGCGTCAGGCATTTGTCCGACTACATTCATGAACGTCATAAACTTATTGAAGTCATGTCCTCGTCCTAAGGCTTCCATACCAGTTGTAATTGTCGGCTCAACGAAGCCATCAGGAAGCTGTGCAAGTTCTCCTCGTGCCATTAGGACTGCTAAGATACGTCGTACAAGTGGCAACTGGAATTCTTGAGTTAAGATACTGTAGACTCCACTCAAGGTATCCTCTAGCTCACTTGCGACTGTCCTAATTTCTTCTGCGGTTACTCGTTCAGCGTTCCGTTGAACTACGCTAGACAAAAGAAAAGCAAACGATAAGCGTTGCTCAATAGAGTCAGCAGTTGCTTTTGTCGTTTGCATATCAGGGTATTTATTAAGTTGTAGTGCTTGAATATCTTCAATTCGTCCACTTACGAAGTCGCCTTCTTGAGCGTCTTGAAGTAGTTTAGGTCTAGTAATACCATTAGGGTTCACAAGGTATAACGTGCGTGCACTGATGGAAGCCATCGTTACAAGTGCTTTAGATAATTTCTCAAGACTCGTTAAGTCTCCTAAGTACTCTTCTACGATTGATCTGCCATAGTCCTCGTTGCTCCCTTTAGTCATTCTTAAGACAATATAAGGGAATTTGTCCATTGGATAAGACTGCTCACTACCATTGATACGAACACCATCGACTTCACTGAAGCACTCATAGGTATCTTCTACTAGGTCGCATTTAGTGTATACTTCGACTTCTTCGTCGTCCTTCTTATCAGGGACTAGATTAATCGCTTCAGGTGGTAACGTGCGTTTCAATAGGGTGTCTTTAGTAATCAGCGTTACGACTGTCCCTACTCCATCTCGTTGTACGACATAATGGTTTAAGTCATAGAATTTCGTTCCGTCTCTGTCAGGTGGTAGGAATACTACTCCATTACCAGTGATGACTAAGTGTCGGTTAGCTTCTTGAGCTGTAATGCGGACTTGGTTCTCTTCCATAAATCTCATGCAGGACTGTTCATATCTCATGAGTGCCTGTTCGATTTCTTGAATTTTCTGCTCGTAGGCTTCAGGTGAAGCGTTAATGAGCTGTTGTTTCATATCACTCGACAAACCCAATTTAAAGAAGCCCTCATTCGGTGGGAACAGGGCTAGGGTTAGTTTTGATGTTAAGTTGTTTACTCCTCGTGCTCCAATAGACTGATAAGGTGTACTAAATTTCTTGTTACCATCATCGTTTTTGTCGTGGAATACATGAGGAAGCGTTAGTTTCGCACAGGCTACTGCTCGTTGTACATAAGGCTCTCGCTTAGCTTCTAACTTTGTGTAAAGTTCTTTTGCTGAGATGCCTAAGTCCTGTGGTTGTTTACCACTGCGTTTCTTTTTGACTGCCATTAGACATTCACTCCATTCCCTCTAGTATTGCTCGTGTTGAGCCCTGCTGTCGGAATTTGAAGGTCTTTCTTGCCATGAGCCTTACGCTTCTTAGTGGTACCATTAGCTTCTGCATTTAACTGATCAGTAGCTTCAGGTGTCGTAGGTGCTTCAGGTGCAGGCGTCTTTTGCTCTATGTCTTTAATACCAAAGAGCTTCTTAAATGCTCCCATAGGTCTCCTTTCTCTTCCTTACATATTCATAGGGTTATAACTATCGGTATTCCTTTTGATAGTTAATGCTTCTCTGTTTTTGCGTACATAGGTAGGGTTCTCACCACCTAGTTGAGCGGCTTCAGGTGCTTCAGCATTTGTCGCTGGTACTAAGTCTTTACCAGTTACTTGTGGGACTTGTTTAGCTTTACTGCCCCATTTCTGAGCGACTTTACTGAGTACCATGCCGACTGCTAATTGAGCTAACATTGTGCCCATCTATTTCCCCTTTCATAATTTAATACATTAAAGTTCTCTATATCGTCTGTACATTAGAGTCCATGAGACTCTCGACAAGTATTGAGATAGTTTGTGATTTCTTCTACAGCAGTGATATAAGCTATCTTCTGCTCTGCATTTAGGTCATCTCGTTTAAGAATAGAGTAGACTGAGAAGGCTTGTTTAATCTCATCAATGACTATCTCATCAACTCTTGGTAGTGGTTTATTCAGATTGCTCATAAGTAATTACCTTCATCATGTCTGTACAAATAGGTGAATATCCAGCTTTCTTATAACCATTCATTACAAGTTTCTCAGTGTCTCCTGTAGAGATCATGTTGCCTACGACAATAATTTCTGCGGAGTATCCCCTAGCAATTCTATCTAGTTCTCTACTAGCTTCTCGTTGAATACCACTATACTTCTTGTCTAGACAAAATACTGTTTCTTCCATGATTACTACTTTGTCGCTCCACCATATTCTCCCTACATCAAACATTAAGAGTCCTACAAGCGTGCCTGTAGCGTCATACCACGCTCTAATTTGTCCCTTAAGGTTTTGGTCTAGGACGTGCGTATAGATTGCTCCTTGACTCCCTAGAGTCTCTAAAGGACTTCCTTTTGCTTCTCTCTTGAGTGCCTTAATGTACTCTGTAGCGTCTCGCTCAGGGTTCCTGAGACTGTTTTCTTTTACTACGGTGTCCATAGTTTCACCTTCTTTGTTCTCTTATTGTAATAACCTTTTTGTAATATGAATGACAATCTAGCGTTCATCAGTGCTTCTTCTTCAGTACTTCCATTAGCGACATACGCTCGTACTACAGCTTCCCATGAGCAGTCCTCGTCAAGGATACGTTTAGCTCGTACCTCACCAATCTTAGGGCAACCCTTATAGTTGTCTGCTGTATCCCCTATGAGTGTTTGGTACATATGGAAGTAGTGAGCTTCCTCTTTTGTCGTATCATAGAATTCATTACGCATGAAGTCATAGAACCGACAAGGAATACTTCTGAAGTCTTTGTCGCCACTGATCATGATTGCGTCCTTGTCAGCATTAATACCAATACAGTCGTCTGCTTCAAGGTTATCAATCATGAGTACATTGAAGTTCTCCATAACCCACTCACGCATACGAATGAACATCATTGGTCTACGCTTAGACTTCCTATTAGCTTTGTACTCAGGTGTAATGTCTTTTCTGAAGTTATGCTTAAGGTCAGTGATTGCCATTAAGATTTCATACTCACCTTCAATGTTCCAGTGGTCTAAGACAAGTTTCACCAGTTCTTTAAGATGACTGTCAAATGCCATAGTAGCGTCAGGGAAGAAAGCACTAAGAGTATAGAAGCCATCTCCCCAGTCATGCTCTGTCTCTGCATTTTGCAACGCTAGATAAATCATCATGTCTGCGTCAATGAGTAATCGTGTTTTCTTCTTCTTCGTCGCCATTGTTCTCCTTTGTTAAATTCTTTTCTAACCATTGGTTTACCATTTCTTTATACTGTAGAAGTACCTTATAGAATTCATTGTTCTTGTCTTGTAGTTCTTCAGGTAAATAGTATGTCGTATCCCAATCGTTAATTAAGTGTTCTAAAGTGTGGTCTACTCGTACCACTTCAATTACTTCTTGTATTTCTTTTGTGATTTCCATTAGTGGCACTCCGCCCAGTTTCTACCGATTTTTCCTTCGGTGTCTAATTGAATTCTAAAGTTAAACTCTTCTTGTACGTCTCGTACTGCTAATTGTGCTTCTTTAACGACAATCTCTGCTATCTCTTTAGTTCTACAAGCTACTTGAATTTCATCGTGGATCCATGCCATTAGACAATAGTCTCCGTCCCATGAGTGCTTCAAGCCCAGTGCTTGTAGTCTCTCTTCAGTTCTTGTCGTCCATCGTTTACAGATGAGTGCTCCTGCTGATTGCAATAAGAGGTTCAATGCACTATGCAGTGAGCGTACATGAAGTTTTCTCCCATCAAGTCCTTTAAGCCACTTGCGATTATACTTACGACAACGTGCTGATACATCATAAGGAGCCAGTGTATCCTTAATGGTACTTGTGAGCTTCTTGATTGCTGGTGTATTCTTTAGGAATTTCGCTTTCAGTTTCTTTCCGTCTGCTTCAGTTCCTCCTACGATTTCACCAATCTTAGCGTTACCACCACCATAGAGAAAGGCGTAAATGAATGTCTTTGCTTGGTTTCTTGTCTCAAGTCCTGCGTTCATTTGGTTAGCTGTATGAATATCACCATTGAGTATCTCATGAGCATACGCTCCGCCATCAAAAGGCGACAAAAAGTGTGCAAGGCAACGTAGCTCTAAGCCTGAGCAGTCAATACCAGCTTGGTACCAGCCTTCAGGTACTCCAAAGAGTTCTCGACATTGATAGCCATAAGGTTTATCAATAGCAGGTACTTGAGCTACATTAGGGTTACTATGAGTAGCTCGTCCTGATACTGCTCCATTAGGGTTCACCTTGCCATGAATTCTATTGTCGTCTCCTAGTAGCTTGAGCCATGCTTGGTTACCATCTGCTAGTTGTCCTAAGCGTTTCGATAACATAAATGCAGTGCTATATAGTTGAGCTATATGCTTTACTTCATCACTTGCTTTAGGATCCTTGATGATTTCTTGTAGGCTCTCTTCGTCTAACTTGAGTTTTCTACTGGTTTCCTCTCCGTCCTCATCGGTCTCGATTTCAAACATTGAGTCTAACCACTGGTATCCAAAGTGAGTCCCTAAGATATACTTGAGTTGGTCTCGTGAATTAATTTTGAATTCCTTGTACTTCTGCACTGGTACACCAGCTTTATACCCTAGTGTCTTATTGTCTCTCTTAGGAATAAACACTCGGTCAGGAATTGGTGGTACATACTGAGTGAGCTCTTTAGTGATACGCTCTAGTTCTTCTCTTAGCTCTGCTTCAAGTATGATTGCTTTTTGTTTGTCGAATGGGAAGCCATTACGCTCCTGCTTCTGCATTAACCATTGAGCCTTATGTTCAATCATTGAAGCGTGCTCAGTGAAGCCCTTCTCGACAAGTTTGTCGTATAGCTTAGTAGTTACTACTACGTCCTGCTTATTGTATGCCAGCATATCTTCGTTAAAGACTGCCCATACGTCGCCTTCATTGTCCTCACTATAGGTACCCTTGAGTACGCCTAAGCGATACCCAAAGGCTTCTAAGCTGTATCGTCCATAGAGTTTCTTAGGTAGTCGTCCAGCTCTCATTAGTCCGATGTCTACGTCCTTTAGATTTGAATAGACAAGTCGTGCTAATATAAGCGTGTCGATTACCTTTTCATGCTCGAATGAGACTCCATAGAGCTTCTCTAGACACGGAACGTCAAACGCTATAACATTATGTCCACAGATTTTATCTGCTTGTAGAAGCTTCTGTACACCTTGCTCAATCTCATTAGGACGATACTCAAAGAACTCATCTGTTTCGGTATCATAGGTTACCATACAGTGTACTTTGGTTACAGTATCTAGTAGTCCGTTTGTTTCAATATCAAAGACTAACATTAGTATTTCTTCAAGAGTCCCTTGAGATAAATGTTTTGTTGTGTCAACTCATCAATCTCACTCTTGTTCCCTTCAATTAGTTTTTCAATTTGTCTCTTTTGAAGTGCTCTCAGCTTCGCTTGGAAGTCTAAGGCTAATTTCTCTAGTTTGAATAAAAGATTTAATAGCATGGTGTACAGTCTCCTTTCTGCTATTTCTTCATATAGTTACGCAAGGCGTGTTCCTTACGTCGTCCTTCAGAATAATTGCTAACTCGTCGTAGATAGCCGATAACTCGTGTACCATAGTCAATCTTTTCTGTCTCTCCACACTTCGTGCAGTGATCTTCAGTATTAACATTGATGTAGCCACAGTTATCACAGATGGTTACTAGACAATTAAATGTCCAATAGTTACAGCCATATTCACCAGCTAGACAAAGTAGTTTGTATGCTTGCTCTTCAGTCAATAGTTGAGCGATGTTAAGATGACAAGCACTACCTCCATCAAGGTACTTAACCATTTCTTTACCATGTAGCTTGAGTCTGTCTAGGATAGTCATGTCCTCATTTTCTACTGGATAGAAATAAGAATTGTAGCAGTCTCGATTAGATTTAATGTCGTCTGCTTTGTCCCATTGAGCGTTCTTAACACCTAAGTTCTCAGCTGGTACAAATTCAGTATTGAAGCGTACTTTATAGTCCTTGTAGGCTTCTTTGTTAAGTGTATAGATTTGGTTAAGGAAGCCACTTACTGTCTTAATGTAAAGGTCAGCGTCCTTAGTAGGATCTACACGAAGGTATTCCATTCCCTCAAGCATACCATTGATACCAATAGTACAGAATTGCTTATCAAGACTGATGAAGCCTGCACTGTATGCAGGAAGCAAGCCTGCCTTTAGGTAGTCCTCAATGACTGCTCGATGTGCCATTAGATACTTTTGCACTCGCTTGATTAAATCAGGGAATGCATAGACACCTTTATGATGACGTTGGATAAAGCGGTTCATATTGATAGTGATAACTTGTACACTGCCAGTGGATACACCGCCTGCACCTAAAGTGTAGCTAAAGGTATTGTCTGCAAGCTCATTGCGTAGACGACAACAACTTGCTAAGCTGTCAGCACTTTCGCTTTGGTAGATAAAGAATGATAAACCCTTGCTCATGTGTTTAGCTAACATATGTGCAAAGTCATCATCCTTAGGCTTTCCTGTTTCTTTGTCGACAAGTACTGCACTGGTTAGCACTGGGTATGTCAATAGTTCTTTCTCTCGTTCTTCACGGAACCAGTTCATAAAGAAGTCTTGAAGTTTAGAGATACTTTGGTAGTTAGCTTTGTCGCCATTAGGGAACGTGAATTCACCAAAGACTGACTCGAAGTAAAACTTATCGAATACAGAGATATTCCAGAATACACTTTGGTTGCCTCGTGCACTTGCAGGTTGATTGATTGCATAGACTACGCCTTGTAGTTCTTGAGCAACTTCTTTAGCATTTGTCTCTAAGTAGTTGTCGCCATAACTCTTGCGTGCAAAGTGGTCGAAGTACATTAAGAATTCTACTGTTGCGATTGCACCTGCGAAGCCACTGGCTACTTGATAGACAAGGTTTACGAAGCTACCACAGAATGACTGTAGGTTTGTAGGAGCAGTGGAAGTGCCACCTAAAGGTTTAGTGCCCTCGAATAAATAAGGGAACATATTGATACTCGCACAGTATGGTCGTAAAGAAGTCTCATCGTGAATGTAAATGAGATGGTTCTTAATATCCTGCTCGTACTGGTGAGCGTATTCACTACCGAACATTTCGATAAGTTTAGCTTCTACCATAGCTCGATTGATTTGAATTGTCTCGAATTTGTATAGTTCACTCTCAAGGATACCGATGTTCTTACCATCGACATTACTGTTAGGATCTACAATAGAGCCATCAGCAGTGTTGAAAGAGTCCATGTAGTTTTTGATAAAGTTTACTTTAGTTTGAATTTGGTCATCTGTTAGTTTGTTTAATAGTTTTTTAGCCATTGTTCTCCTTAGTAAAAAATGAAGTAATATTAGTCCATTCGCCATTAGGCAATTTGTAAAACATTTTTTGATTTGTCGTAGGGCTTGCTAAGCCACCTTGACATTCGATGTATCGTCCAATCTTAAGCCATGTTAAGTTATCACGACTATAAGGAAACTCGATACAGCCATGATAAAGTCCTACTGGATATTCCTTAGAGATTGGCTTCACAATGTTCTCTAGGAATTCTTCAGGATCAATCTCATAATTTGTCGTACCTCCCATGAATACTACTGCTGTAATTCCTCGTTGAGTCTTGATGTAGTCTTTTAGTTCATCTACAGTCAGCCACTGGGCTCCTTCAGCAGTCCAAAGTTCAGGACTATGACAGCCCTCACAGTGTTGCTTGCAGTTACCAATCTCGAAGAATACTGCGATTTCATTAGGTAGTTCTGTTAGTGTTACCCCTTTGCCCATTACAGGAATTCTCATAGTGCTAACTCCTTAGCCTTATTGAATGTCTTAAGTAATGTAATGTACTTAATTTGGGCTCGGTCACGGTCTAGTAGATTTAAAGAGCTCATCATTTCATCTTTAGCATTTGCTACTTCACTCTCTAGCCAGTCCATATATTTGTCGTTATTTGTCAAAATTCAGGTACCTCATCGTTACTTTCTATATCGTTCATCAGGTCTGCACTTGGTACCTCTAAGCGGTTCTTCTCTTTGTTAAACCAAAGTTTACCACCTATACCAGTGTCCCCTGTTTGTCGACATTTCAAAACTCTCATTTGCACTAGGTTTTTCTTAACGTCGCTCTCAGCTTGCTGGTTGCGTTCTAGTGCTATAATTGTGTCCGACAACTGAGCTATCGCTTGACTCCCTCGCAAGTCCTCTAAAGATATACTTCCGCCTTCTTCAGCACTCTTCTTGCCATCTCCTCGTTTAAGATGACAAATACAGATAAGTCCTACTCCTAGCTCTTCGCATAGTTGTCTTAAGCGTGTCATAAGAATATCAATTAGCTTTCGCTCATTGTTACTCTCAATACCACTGACTGCTATACTGATATGGTCTATAAGTATGAAGTCGCACTTCTCTGTTATAGCCATGTAGCGAATAGCATTTAGAATAGCGGAGTTGTCTAGACTACCAAAGTGGTTATACATCACGAACTTTCCTGTACCTAAAGTATTCGTGAAGGCTTCTGTGTATTGCTCATTTGAAATTCCTTTACGACTCAGGTGTACTGGTTTGTTTAGGTATAAACCGATGTAGCCTTTAGAAGTTCTTAAGACATTCTCCTCTAACATCATTGAGCCTATCTTTAAGCCATGCTCCATTACTAAGTGGTAGCCTATCTCTCTGATCATTGTAGATTTACCTATGCCAGTACCAGCAGTTAGCATTGTGATTTCACCTTTGCGTACTCCTCGTATCATTCTGTCAGCTTTAACATTCCACGGAAGTCCGTAGCCAGTTACTTCTTCAGGCTCCTCTAATAGGTCATCAAGTAACGTATCAGCATTAATGATGTTTTCAGGTGTTACTTTCTTAGCGTTCTCTAGGGCTTCTAAGAGTTCATTACCTTTTTCCGCTAAGTAATACTCGTTAGGATCTTTGTATTGCTTTAAGACAGCTATACGGAGCTTGTCAGGCGACAAAATACCTTCTATCTCTTGAGCCCCTTTGCGTCCTGCGTCATCATTATCGAATACGACAACTACCTCATTGAAGCCCTCTAGCCACTTAAGGTTAGCTTCAAATACTTTCTTAGCACTTTGTACACCGCATGGAATACTTACGACTGGCTCTTGGTTGCCTAGTAGTTGGCTTACAGTTAAGCAGTCGATTTCACCTTCAGTAATGATAAGTCGTTTCCCATTGTTATACAGTTGTTGTC